GTGTTTGCACCCGCGCCCGAGCCGCGCTTGGCTTTGATCGTGATGACCGCACCCGAAGATGTGGCACTGTACTCAGGGTTGGAAGCTGAGCTGTTGATGGCCGCTGCCACATTCGCCGCCGTGACTGTAAGTGATGTCGCATAAGGGACAGCAGCATCAAGGATTGCCACGCCGTTGACGGTGATCGCGTCCACCGAACCCGAAGAGCCTGAGTTGAGGGTGACGGTGCCCGTTGCCAAGACCTCTGGCGTACGTGTACCCGAGGCATTGGTGATGGTCACCAATAAAGTGCCAGAAGGTGCGGTATCTGCCGTGGCCGGTTGTGTACCCGAGTAGATACGCAGTTCACCGCCTTGCAGCGCGTCCTTCATACTGCCACCAGCGTTGATAAAATTACGAATGCCTGTTGATAAGCGAAGTGCCATTTGAATACTCCAATAAAAAAATTGCCCGCAATCGGGACATAAAAAAGCCCTCAAGCGAGGGCGGCGGGGGAACTCAGGGAAAAATCAGTTCTGCAAAAACAGCAGGTATTGCGTCAGGGTGGCGTCGCTTCTCAATCCGGCAGCACCGATACCGGAAGCACTGAAGCCGTAGCGGTCTTGCGTCAGATTGACCACTGAACCATCGGGACTAGCTAGGCAGATGCCTTCGGTGGTCGTGAACAGCGCCACTTGTCTGCCGGCGTATTCCGCTTTGCCGGTCACAGTTTGTCCGTCTTCTATCAGCAGGGTTCGTGGGATGACCGCAGCACCTTTGGGTAGCATGGTAAATTCTGTCAGTGACGTACCACTTAAATAGTACGTGCCTTTTTCTGTGCCGACTAAAAGACCGTTTTCCAACCCTGTCAGCATCGTGATCTTGCTGTTGTCCACACTCAGATAGTCTCTGAGGTCACACAATTCGTAGCCTAATGCGGTCGTCGCGTAGATAAATTGACCTTGGGCAATGTAAATCCGTCCTCGGTAGCTGGTCAAACACTGACCGGCGGGCGGCACATCGCACCATTGGGTGTCCAAAGGCAGCGACAATTGACCGCCAAGGTGGTCATAATTCCCTGTATTTGAGGTGGCACATTGAAATAGCGTCGTGCCGTTCGGTTCGGTTACGTACAAAGCCACATGGCCGGTGAAGGTGAAGCGTAGTCCTTGTCCTACACCGAGTTCAATGGTGCCTGCCAGTGCTGCGCCTGATTCCATGCCGTCACGCAGGGTCGTCATGCTGTATTGGTAAGTTCCAGCTGTTAAATTGCCGCTGATGGCGCTGACACTGGGCAGATTCGGGATGGGTAAACCCCAGCTGCGATTCACGCCGTCCACAATCACGCCGTTTTGCGTGCCGTTGCTCCAGTAGATGCGGTCATTCACCCGCTCGTAGTTCACGTAGTTGCTATTCAAGCCCGTAGCGAGTGTCGTGGTCGTGTAATCGGCGTTGATCTGCTTCAAAGCCCCTGATTGCACGCACAAACAGAGGGTATCGCACCACAAGGAATGGCTGGCTCCAGCGACTTTTAGGGTTTGACCGGCGCGACGGGCGGCTCTACCGCTGTCGTCAATGTCGATATTGTTGCCGGTCGCTAAATCTGTTTCAGCGAGGCGCTCAGGTGGTAGCCGGTTGTTGATGCCGGAGAAGGACTTGAAGGTTTGCATCAGAATGTTCCGTCAAATTCCATTTGTTCGCGCGCAATCCATGTCTCATTGATGGCTGAACTCTTCTGTCCAAACTCCTGCTCAAACATCGCCAGTGATTCCAGCGCCTTTTTGGGGTCGTTGGCTTGGCTGTCTTGTTTAGAGTAGGCGCGGTACATCATCCAATACCGTAGTGAACGGTGAAAACGTGGGGCTATCTCAGGGCTGTCCGTCTCGTCATTCATCTCAGCCAAAGGACTGCGAACCACAATCATACTTAATGTCGTGTTTGCGCTGGGTGTCGGCCAGAGCCTGATTTGCCCCGTGTCATCAGGAATAAACACGATAGGCATACCAGTAGCAGCATCGTCCCAGCCGGGGTATTGGCTATCCATGTCCTGCAAATTGCGGCGCTTTAATGGCAGCAAGCCGGTCAACTTGGCGCGGCGTATCGACTGCACCCGTGGGTCAAGACTGTAACTGGCGGTATTCGCGACGACTGCAATCTGACAAATCGCGGTTGTGGTGCTGTCCAATATCAAACGTCCACGGCGGCAGGCTTCCAGTTCTGCGTCGTTGGCAAACTCAATATGTTCGGCATCGGTGATTAAAGGATGGTTCGGGTCTGCGTCATCCATCTCCAGCCGTGTGATGTTGATAAGGTCAATCAGCTTCATGGGTTTTCCATTTCAGATAGGCTTTGTGAATCGCCTCATAAATCATCGCAGGGGTGATCGCCGCTTGGCACATCGACGCGCCTGATTCATGCTCAGGGCAGAACTCGCGGGTAAAGTGCAGCCGGTGGCAAGCTCGGTTGCCACACGCCACGCTGTTGTCTTCGGGTGGTACTAGGCTCTCGGTGTTGATCCAGTGTTTTGTTAGGTTCTCTACGGTTGAATGTGACAACATCACCACCTTGGGCATGTCCTCAAAAGCTACTGCGTTTAACACGCCAGTTTCGGGGCCTACGACACAATCAACATTTAAAGCCAGTGCCAAGCTGTCGCGGATGCTCATTTCACCTGATTCACAATGCACTCTAGGTTCGTTTTCCCAGCCCGCTTCGAGAATCTTGCAAGCCATGTCACCGTTGAAAATCACCTCGGCTTCTGGCATGTCCAGCATGATGCGGGCAATCACGGTGTCCATGTGCGGGCTGAACTTGTGCTGACTTGAACCGGCCAATGCCCATAAGATGTTGAACCGGCGCGGTGTTTTAGCGCCTATCACCAGCCCTTGAGCGCGTGCGTTTCGAATATCTTTTAAGTAAGCAAGTGCTTTGATGGTTTCATCTATGCTCGGGTAAAACCGCGCTTCTGAATGGTACGGCAGTTCGGCCAGTGCGTTTGTCCACTCTAGGTAGTTCTTGTTCAGTTCAACGTGGCGTACTTGCTCCGGCCACATATGATTCGCACGCCCCGGCATCGCCAGCAACGTGCCTTCAATCGACTCGGACAACTGCACAAACTTGGTGAAGCGTCTGGCTTGTGCTGTCCAATACTCGGACAATTCGTGGTTCGGTACTTGGTTGTCGTCTTGAATCAACCAGTCGTCCACATGCGGGTCATTCTCTAGGATGTCTTTACCTTTCGGTGTTGTCATCACGGTCAAGTGATAACCTTGTCGTTTCAGCTCAGGAAACAGATTCGAGGCTTGAATCATGTCGCCAAACCCGCCGTAACGCACCACACAGGCGGTCTTGTGGTGCTTGACTGGCAGATTCGTTACTCTACCTGATGCGGTCTTTTTATAGACCTGCAAAAAGCTGTACTCGGTGCGCTCTGAGCGCAACTCGTCAACCACCAGCTCCCAGCCGTCCATCTCCATCATATGAAGGGTGATGTCATTTTGGCTAAAGTCGTGCTTGTGGTCAGGGTTTGAGCCTTCTGTGCCGATACGTGGGTACAGGTCGCAGTGTGGTAAGTACAAGACCAGATAACCACCGACTTTGATGACGCGCCACCACTCTTTCAGGGCTTTGGCGGTGTCTTGGATGTGCTCCAGCAAGTGTGAACTAAAGACGAAATCCAAGTCAGCATCGTCAATAAAGCTCAGGTCGCAGGCATCATCACATACCACATCGGGCTTCATTTCGATATTGAACAACTCGGTATCAATACCGCTGTCCACGCCCACTACATATGGGAAAATCTTGTTCGGGCCGCAGCCTACATCAATGCCTTTGCCTCGAATGTAGGGCACAACTTCATATTTAACCTTGCCCGATTCATCGCCGCAAGGGTCAGTGATGCGCCACGTCATTAAGCATTACCCATCTGTGCGGCCAATTGGTCATCGACTGGTGTTTTTGCTTTAGCGGCTGGCTTGGTTTTTTCTTTGACAGCGGGTTCGCCAATCAAGTCGCCATTGGCATCAAAGCACTGGTGATTCTGCTCATAAGCAATGCCCGTAGCATCGCCGCACACCGTCCCAAAGGGTTGAGAGCGGTCTAACTTCATTGGCAAGCCTTGTGGTTCATGGTTGCGTCCATTGGGTCGCTGCAAGCATCAAACGTGCCTTTGCTATTGGTAGCATCTACACCTAGGCTAGCGCCGTAGCTGTCACCATTCATGCCAGTAGATGTGCCTTTGTCAGGCATGGCTTTGGTGTCGCCGCGTACCTCAAAGTTATTGTGTGGGGGGCGGTTGTTGGTTTCGCTCATCATGTTCTCCTTGGTTTATCGTTCCCAGCCTTCGGGACGGCCTAAAACGCCGCCTCGCTGCTGAATCATGGGCATGTCATCGAAATCGTTGTCACGCTCGTCGTCTTTGTCAGAATTAAAGTAGCCCGTTTTGAGGTCGGCTTTGCTGGCATCACCCATTGAGTTGTCAGTAGCACCTTGGCTAGAGCTACCCATTGGCAAGCTGCCTTTGTCGTTCAATTCGCTGTTTTCCATTGTGTTCTCCAAATAAAATACACTGGCTAAAAGTGGCTATAGCCAGTGTATTTATTGCTTCACTAGCTACAGTTTATGCAGCCGAATCCCAGCGAACGATACGCGCTTGTGCCGCTTGGGTTTGGACTAAACCAAAACCGCCCAAGTAGTACCATGCGATACCGCGAGAACGGCCATAATCCGTAGGGATCATGCCGCGCATCTCTTCTGGGTTGGCAATACCCTCGGCCACGGTGTCTTGACCGAAGAAGTAAGCCCAGTTGGACGCGCCACTCGCAAAGCCGGATTTGGCGATATTGGTCTGCTCAACAAAGCGAACGCCCTCATAACGGCCAATCTCACCGTTCAGGATCATCTGGAAGCCCTTGTCCACGTATTGATGTACCGACTCAAGGTCGTTTTTCAATTTGCGGAAGGTCGTCGGGTGCGCCAAGCTGATGTAATCGTCGGACATGTATGGAGGAATGTTGCGTTCCTTCATCAAGTCCACAATCGCCTTCACATGGTCTTTACCCAGTGCCACGTTGTTGGTCGCTGTCGCTGTACCGTTGGTGGTCAAGGTCACTGCGCTGGTGGATGTACCGCCAGTAGGGACAACACGCAACGGTGTCAAACGGAACTGCGCTTCTGCTGCAATGTCAAAGGCTTTCTTGGCATCGTTCTTGAGAACTTTACCGATCACTTCTTTGACAGGGTGCTCGCTCAGGTCGTCCAATTTGCCAGAGTACGGTACGGAGTTACCCATTTCCGTGATCGACATGGTGCCTTGGGTGATGGTGAAGTTGGTTTGCGCCATAGTGGTGGTTTCAACCAAAGTCGTACCTTGCGTGGCAACGTCAGAATAGACGTTCCAGTGAAAAGTATCTCCCTTGCCCTTGCCTTGAACGGCAGCGTCTTTGATGTCAGCGAACTGACGGAACTTGGTCAGCGGTTGTACCGCATAACGCAAGGCTTTGCTCAATTGGTCGGAATACATGTACCCGCCCAACGAGTTCGTTACCCAAATTTGTCCAGCCATGATAGGCTCCTATTCTTTAAAAAGTTGGATGTAAGACCTACATCCCTCGTGCCTTGCGCATTTCAGCGATCACATCTGTGGCGCTTTGTGGCGTGGCTTCGGTGGTGGTGGTCTTGCTGTTGATGGCTCGCACGTTGTCGATGTTTGCCTTCTTTTCCAGCTTCATGTCTCGGGCGGTGGTTGTTGCGTTCTCGGTTTGACGGCCTGCTGCACTCCAATTGAACGACTTGGCAAACTCAGAACCAGTTTCATTCAGCGCTTCGGCAAAGGTTTTACCCTCTCCCATCTTGCGTTGAATCTTGCTGGCTCCCAGTGCTTCGATGTCCGGGTCGGCGTACAGTTGAGGATAGTCAGCGCGGGATTGCTCCAATGCGTTGTCTGCGACCATTTGCTGTTTTACTTGTTGTGCGATTTGAGCTGGGTCAACTTGGGTGGTATTGCTACGCCCTGATTTTGCCATCTCGGCCTGCACGGCCTTGCTCACGGCTGAGTTGAACGCTTTGTTCGCCTCATCCTCATCACCGGCAAAAAGCGCGGTGGTGTATTGGTTGGCTGTGTCCATGTCTTCTTGACTTGGCACAGCGAGGATGTTCTGTAGTTGCTGCTGGAGGCGTTCTTGCAGCTCCATGTTCTCGCGTTGTAAGCGCGTGGCATCGGCCATGCGGCGGTCGGCGGCACCGGCTTTTTGGTACTCGCGCTGCATGTCTGCAATCGACACATCGCTTTCTTCGCCGTCAATCTTGACCTTGACGCGGTATTTGTCTAAGCCATCGTTCAAGAACTTAGGTTCATCGGACAACTGCGCCTCTAACTGCGCGTCCGCCTCATCGACTTTTGGCTCTGGCTTTGCAGTCATACCTAAATCGGGGTCATTGTTGCGGTTGGCGGCAAGTGCATCCATCGCTAGATCGCGGGGGTTCACATACGGAATTTTCTCGGTTTCTGTTGCTTCAATTGCTTCATCTTGCACGCCCGAAGGGGTAGCGCTTTGGTCTGTCATGGGTTAGCTCCATTAAAAAAGCCCCAATGAAGGGGCGTAAAAAAAGCCGGTGAAGGCTTTATGATTCGTTTTCTGTCAGCAACTTCTCGGCGTTCAAACCTTCTTGAATCGCCTCGGCCATCCAGTATTGAACCGACTCAGCACGTTTGATGTCGGTTTGCAGCGCTCGAATGACTTTTTCGTCGCTCGGATTGACTTCTTTCAAGCCTTCCAAGGCAATCGCCACATCAGCATCCGCACGTTTGATGAGGTATTGACCGACTTTAGAGGTGATGAAGGCTTGCACCTCGATACCGAAGTCAATCGCGTTGAAGATGTCTTGTGTTTCTGTGGTCATACGCCTACGCTATCTGCTGCCATTGTGTTGATGCCTTGCGATACACCTACGCCCGGTGTTGCTGGGTTCATGGGTGTTTGTGGGCTGGTGTCGCCGCCCGGTGTGAAGCCAATCCCTGTCCGTTTGTTCGTCACTGGTTGGATGCTCAACACCCCATTGCCTGCGCCTTGTACAAAGTTCGGGTCTTCGCCACCGGCCGATTGCATGATGGCATCAGCAATCGGCGCAACACCCGGCACAGCGGCCAACACCTCGGCGGTTTGGATTGCTGAGAATGCAGCCTCCACACCTTTCTTTTGTGCGGCTGCGGTGGTGTCTTTGTCTTTCACCGTCATGCTGGCAATATCTGCGTCGATCTTGCGGATTTGCGCTGCCACCAGTTCTGGGTTTTCTTTCGCTTCGAGGGCTTTTTGCAGCTCTGCAATGGTGTTTTGCATCTGTGTGACCTGCGGGTCTTGATCGTCAGTCGTGAAGAATCGCCCGCCGTCTTTGTAGCCCAGCTTGCCAAACAGCTCCTTGATG